AAATGCAAAAGATACTGATGTTCTTAAAGCCAAAAGTTTAATTAAAAAATTATTTATCAATTATTATATTTTAGATCTCAATACAATTGTTAAATTAGTACATAATGAAAAAGAAGGCAAAAGTCTTGAAAAGATTTATATTTACAAAGCATTGGATCTATTAGTTGATAATGAAAATGAAGTGGTTACTGATCGATATAATCGTCCTGGATACCTTATCTATCGTGGTAATTACTACGTTTATCAACCTATGGAATTAAATGATCCTAAACTTCCTATTTATTACCGTCAGACTCCATTAACTTCTAAACCAAAAAAAATTTTATTGACTGATATCCTTGATGAATTTATAGGAGAGAGTGAGGAAAAAAAGATTAATATCAAACAATTACTACCTCATCTTATTGAACGTATCAAAGATACCATAATTAAAATGGGTTTTAGTAATGAAATAATAACTAAAAAAAATGGTAACAATGATAATAATAATCTAAACAGTAATAATAACAATGTTTCAAATTTATCTAAAAATAAAAAAACGAGTAATAATGTATTAGGACTTAATAGTAATTCAACATCACTTAAAATTAAAAATAAGAAAAAACATATTAATGTTTCTATGAAAAATGCTTTAATTGTGACTAGTATGATTTTAGATAGAGTAGTTAGTAAAACTGAAGTAGTACATATTCTAAAAATGCTTTTGAATAAATTTTATGAAGGAAAACTTAAAAATGAATATGAACGTCTTATTCTTTATCACTATAGAGATAATTTACTACGCAAAAGTAAATATGGCATTGATACTATTGGATTTAAATTAGACAAGAAGTTCTATTGCCATGATATTCAAACTGATAGAACTATTCTTTGTAATGACAAAATTTCAAAGGAAATTGAAAAAGATGAGGATAATCTTCTTAATCCTAAAAACAAAGATAATATATTTGGTTTTCGTTTTTCCCATGAATACTACTGTTTTAAAGATAAAAAATGGGATAAATGTCCTAATGAGATCGTTAAGATGGTTGAATTGGCTGAACGTATTATTCGTAATCAGAAGAGAAAAATTATTAAAAATAATGCAGCCATTATGGGCGTTATTTCATTAGATGACAATAATCGTGTAGTGTTTAAAATTTTAGATAAATCAAAATATCGTGAAACACTTACTTTGGAAGAAAAAACATCTAAACGTTCAGAAATTACTGGACGTGTATGTCAGACACTTGATAAAGGAGATTTAACTGAAATTCTTAAACAATTGAAAGGAAGTATGCCTTCTAATTTTAAAAAGACCAAGCAATCTCTTTGTCAGCGTATAGAGTATCAAATTCGCAAATATGATTTAGAAAATAAAGATGATAAAATCTGGTTTATAAATGATTTACATAATTAATCATATTACATTAATTCGATATAATAACATATTGAATTTATGAGACTATGTCTAATTAATTACTAAATGTATCAAACACTTTATCTATTATTTGTGTGGAAATACCGTAATTGGCAGATGGATTTTGATGATGTACAAAGTGAAGTTTTCGTTTCTCTTGAAACCATTGAGATGTTCGAAGCCAATCTGGATTTTTATGATACAACATATGCATAAACCAGTCAGTTAAAAAAGTCCCAACAACACCAATTATAATAATCCAAATATACACTTGATACCAATAAATATCATTTGTACTCCCAAAGAGTTTAGGTAGTTTAATCGCAATCACCATGCCAATAAGAGTCAATGGAACTAAGATTTTAACAATATGTTTTAAATCATTATGTGCTTCATGTGATTCATCAGCTTCGTGATGTTCGATATGACTTCTATGAATTTGATGATTTATATCAAACGGAAAATCAATATGAATTACACTTCTGTGCCAAAAGTAAGATGCTGAAAGACTAAGTAAAACAGTTACCAATAAAATAGGTAAACAGAGACATAACTTTTGAATATCATTATAATTCATTGTACTTTACTTATGAATTATTAATTGTATACTATATTTCAATAATAGATTTTATTGACAGTTGAACTTCGCATTGTATTCATTTAAGCAACTGATAGTATGAGGAGCAATTTTAATTAGGTTGCAAATAAATCTATTTATATTGAAGATATATTTAGAATTAGTGGTATTAGTGTTTAATGGTCTAATTACATCAATAAATAGGATTACACGTTTTTCATTCGTGTTATTTTGAGCATAATGTAAATGCGTTTCATCAAATAATATACCTTCTCCATTTTTCCATTTATATTTTTCGTTATTAACATTAATAAAACAATCTCCATCAGGAATATCAATACCTAAATGGTATCTTAATATACCTTTAAAGGGACCATAATGAGGTTCAATTTGTTTACCTGGTTCTAAAATAGAAAAGATAGCAGTAAACAATTGTCCTTTTGATTCATCAATACACTTCATAATAGTCGGAAAATATTTTCGACTATATTTTAACTCATTACCATTAAGAAACACTGGAATTGTATTCCAATTATTGTAATCTAATGTTTTTTCAAAATTGCTAAAAAGATTATTAGAATTGGAATTAAACTCTTTATTAAAAATATTATTTTCTTTAATAAATAAATTTAATTCTTGTTTAATAAATGGATAATTTAATTCTAATAATGTCGAAATTGGAAACAATTGTTGTTTCTCATCATTAGTATAAAAAATTTTATTATTCTGTTCTTTGCCTATATACCACGAAATAAATTTATTATAAGGTAATAAAATAAAACGAGGATGTTGATAGAGATAATACATCATTAATATACCAAATAATGATACTGAGATAATCATTATCAATAACACTATCATTATAATTTTTTTTGATTTTAAATCAATAGCCATATTAACTTTACTATAATTATAATTTATATTAATTTTATTAGATGTGCTTGTTATCATCATCGCTACTACTACCATCTATATCATCAAACACATCATCATCAATGTTATCATCATCAATGTTATCATCAATGTCATCATCAATGACATCATCATCAATGTTATCACTATCAGCGCAATCATTAGTACTTATATTGTTATTTTTATTAGCTAGACGTTCGCTTCTTCGAAGAAGTGAATTATTTATATTCATTTTACTATTACTATCTTCAATATTTTCGCCATGAATATCGGTATCTATATTGTTTACAATATCAAAATATTCATCTAATATCTGATGATAATGCTCATTATTGTAATTTTTTTTATCATTACAAAAAAATATGAGTAAAGTTAAATTAAGCATCAATAAAATGAATGCAGTACCTAGTTGATATTCTGGTTGTGATAATCTATAAAAGATAGTATTTTGAAATTCTGGAATATATTGATGCATCTCAAGACATGGATTATATGGAGATCCCATAGGAATTGACCAATTCATATTATTTATTGCCATTTCACTTCTAATTTTTTTCAAATAAATATATAGATTTCGGTTCCATAATGCTTGACAAATTTGGTCGGCTACTTGTTCATAAAATATATAAATACTCATATAGAATATCAGAAAACTAATCAATATGATAGAAACTATTCTAAAATGATGATAATGAAAAACGTAATACATGGATAGGAATATTGCTAATATAAGATTATATACCATAATATGAGGATAAATAAGAAAATCAAATAAATTTAAAAAATCGGACATAGTTCTATAGAACACAAATATAATACTATTCACCCATACATGTAAATCAATTTTTAACTTTTTAAAAAGTTAAAAAATTGAAATATGACTCAGGCATAAAGCTAAGAAAGCAGTAATATTATATTGGAATTGTTTATAGGCATAGATAACCATTAATAATGGAGAGAGAAAATAACCTTTTTCATGAAGTAGCTCTATCTCGTAAAATTTTACTTCCATCTAATAAATTAGATGTTAATTATGATCAATATGTTTTAGATAGAATTCGTGAAATATATGAAGACAAATGTACTAAGGAGGGATATGTTGATAAAAATAGCATTCATATCAAAGATCGTGGACTTGGTCAAGTTGAAAAAGGACCCAGTACAGGTGCCTTAGAATTTAAAGTTATTTTTACTGCACATGTTTGCAATCCAGCACCAGGCACAATTTTGCAATGCAAGGTATATGACAATAATAAACTTGGTATTTTAGCTAGGGTTTATCCACTCAAAGTTGTAGTACTTCGAGTAATTTCTCCCAATAAAGAAGTTTTCGAACATATTAAAGTGGGCGATGAAATTACAGTTGAGGTTGTTGAAAGAACTTTTGATTTAAATGACAAAGAAATCAAAGTTGTTGGAAAAATTTTAACTGGAGATGAATTTACCAGTGAAAGATTAAAGAAAATCAAAAACAAATCTGTCAAACGGGAAGATAGTTTAGTTACAGGTAATGATGGTTTCGTGGAATCTAATATTACGGGTGATGAAGATATTCAAGAGGAAGATGAAATCCTAGATGCGGAAGACGAAGATGATGAAGAAGAAGGTCCTGATGAAGATGAAGATGAAGATCAAATTGAGGATAATCTAACTGAAGATGAAGATGAAGAAGATAATGTTGAAAAAGATGAAGGTATGGTTAGTGACTTAGGTATAGAAGGTGATGATTTTGGTATGGAAGATGATGATTTTTAAATTTAATAACAAACTCACCGCGGGATTTTTAGTTTTTAAAAATATTTCACAATCTTAATTGATTAATTGTGATTAACATTTTATGTTAACTGATTTTGATAATGAATTGAAGAAAATGTCTCTAGAACAAAAGAGACAAATTCAAAGTGAAATTGAACGTCTTTCCGATGAAGACGTTCATATTGAAATTTATAAATTACTTTTGCGTAATAATGTTAAAGATATGACAAACAACCGCAATGGTGTTTTTATTAATCTTAAATCAGTACCTGATAACACACTTTGGAAACTTCGTCAGTGTTTGGATTATTGGTCTGATTCAAATAATAGTATGAAAAAAGAAGAAAACAAACGTCGTAAACTTCAACAAAAGATGAATAAACGCTATAATAATAAACACATTGGAGAAAAAAATACAGATTGTCCTACTACTAATTCGTTGGAATATTTAGCCGGTATAGCAGTTGGTACTTCTGAGTATTTGACTATAGACCCTGATAATGATTCTTTTGTCTTTTAAATCAGAATAGAGCTAATAATTTAAAAATGATTTAAATTATACATTATAATTTAAATAATTAAAAATATACAAAACATAATGCTAAAGAACAATAAACCATCAAAAGAAGAGTTAGTGAATATTTATCGTCAAAATTTGATTTATCTTAAAGGTAGAGGAAAAAATGCAAATATCCCAAGTTCCAAAGCTATAAAGTACAGGAATATTGAACTTCTAAAAAGATTTGAACTATTACATACTTCAAAAAAAATACTTCCTTTATTGAATAATAAAAAACCACAAATCGAAGTACTCAACATGGATAGCTTTGAATGCGCAAAATATGTCTTAGAGAAGACACGTTCTCATTCAGTAGTTATGAATATGGCATCTGACTATAATCCAGGTGGTGGTGTATACAAAGGTTCACTTGCTCAAGAAGAAGATTTGTATAGACGTAGTAACTATGGTATTTGTCTTCCTTTTGAAAGGAAAGCAGAATTATATCCAATTAAAAAAGATGAGGTTATATGGAATGATAGGGTAACTATTATGAGAGGTATTAATTACGAATATTTACCATCTACTCAATTCGAAACATTTCCTTGTTGTGCTGTTGCTGCTATTAGAAATCCTAATGTAACTTCTGATAAAAAAAATTATATATTTGAATCTGATAAAAAAATAACAGAAATGAAGATCGAAAATTATTTTCTGAGTGGTTTAGTAAATGGATATCGTAGTTTTGTACCTGGAGCATTAGGATGTGGTGCTTTCCATAATCCTAATAAATCTGTAGCTGAGTTATACAATACTGTCATTCAAAAATATGATAAATACATTGAAACTGTCACGTTTGCTGTCCTTGATTTTCAGAATAATCCATATACTAACTATCAAGTATTCAATAGTGTCATTAAGACCAATGTGTAATGATGATCCGATATATTGCATCATCTTCTATCCATATATTTTATTGATAAATTTATAAATATAGTTTATTTATTTAATTAAAAAGTTTATTTAATTAATTAAAATATTATTTAGTTGGTTTATAAGTATTTTATGACTACGGTAAAGTATGATAGTTTAAATATTGGCAATTACAAATAAAATATATAGGTAGTTCAATCTTGATGAAGAAAAATAATATTTTAATTCTAAATAAAAGTAAACAAAAAATTAAAAATAAAAAATATAAATCTAATGAGAGAGAGAACCTATTAATTAAAGGGTATCATCCTATTTGTCTCTTCTACAATCCAAATTTTAAAAACTGGTTTAAACAATTTGCTGAAGTAATGAAGAATACAATAGAGACTGGTGAACAATCCGTTCTAATTTTACCTAAAATTAAAAAAGAGTATCAACATCATTTATGGATTTTACATCACCATGCTTACAATGTATCACGCATGTATCCAGGTAATCATTTAAATTTAGTCAAAGATTACTTCGTTTATCAGACAGAACCACTTTTCTTTTTTAAAAAAGGTAGACCATATCAAGAATTCCTGTTCAAAGCAATACAAATCTGGGAATATAGTTGGAATAACATACTGTACATGCATGAATGGTTTGTTGAGAATGGTATTGAGATAGTAGACTCTCATGTTACCGGTGGATTTAAGAAAGTAAAAATGTCAGAAAAGATATTTAAGAAAAAAGTGCGCTACGTTCCGTGGGGATATTCACCTTATCAAGAAAGAAAATACATGCAACATTTAGAAATTAATGAATCTAAATTTTACGATGATAGATTTACTACTAAATGTGAAGAAAATAATGAAAAAGATATTGATATTTTATTTTATGGTTCACTTGATGGTGAAAGAAATAGACGATGTAATATTATTAAAGCTATCAAACAATATAATCCAGAATATAATTTTTATATACCAGAAAAAGGTTCTTATGATGCTGGTTTAGATAAATTAATACATCGATCTCGTATTGTATTATCATTATCAACATTTGATTCTAAAGAAACAAATCAAGATCCACGTGTCATTCCGTTGATTTGTAAAAAAGCGTTTGTTATTAACGAAACCATTAATGATCCTATTTATCAAAAAATATTTGACGATTTAATAATAACAGGTGAAGCAGATGAACTGCCCTATCTATGTCGTTATTATCTATCTCATCCACAAGGAATTAAACAGAGAGAACGTTATGTTAATCAAGCATATCAATGGATTATAAATAATTATTCATTACGCAATTTTCTGCCAACAGAGTATATTTACCACATCGCCAAACACAAAGATAAAATTCTCAAAAACGATTTGCGAATATGATTAAAAACCTTTGAATCTCATTATCAGATGTTAGTACTGATTAATTCGTCGTAAGGAGGCGGAGGCTGATCATCCCTTGGTACGGGTGGTAGTGATTGTGTGTCAGATTCTTTTACATCTGTATTTGAGTTTAAATCAACGGTAACTATTGGCGCGATTGTATTTTCACATGTTTGTTCGGGTGATTCTGTAGTTTTGAAACAGTCATAACTACAACAGCAGAAACAATCAGATAAAAGCTCATAGACCGCTTTTAGAGCTATTATTATTGCCTTCGTCCCCCAATAAAAAAGTAATCCAATTAAAAGAATGATATAATCTGGCAAAAGAATTACAAAAATCAAGGGTCCAGCAATTTTATAGAAATCCTTTTTAGACTGGTTATTTATATCAGAAACGTTTGAAAGGAATATTATTAAAATTAGAGTGGCTGGGAAAATATGAAAAAATACCCTTGTGCCATGAAAACCAGTATGAAAATAAATGCATTTGATTTTTTTGAATGTATCCATATTTTGAAGATGAGTATTTTGGGTACTAATGTTTTGGTTGTTGACATACCACAATTTATATAATGATAACTCATGAAACACACAATCAGTACGAAAATTACACAGTTTTAGAAATATCATTACAAATATGAACATTTGAGATATACAAAAAAAAGCGACGGAAAGGAGTGGCCATATTAAATTGTAGGACGCATTTACATTGGTATTAATCGCCACGTCAAACTTGCGAAGCTCATAAGCCATAAATCCCAATGTCCCAAGAAAACACATGAAAGAAAGAGTTACGAAGTTATTGATTCGTCTCCAAAACAACCTTTCATGTTCTTTACGTTCTTCACTTGTAAGTGTGTCTTGGTACTGGGGCATAATGGATTATCCAATAAGTTCTCTCAGTTATAAATTAC